TAAAGACACAAGAAAGTTTAAAGAAAAAAAAATTGAACGTGATACTCTTGATCCTACAACAGCTCGTACATCTGATCCATTTGGTAATTTACCATGGCAAACTGTGTATCAGGGAGTTGTAGATGATGCAGGTATAGGAAGTCCGGGTGCATATAATTATGCATTACAGCAAGGAATATCTGGTATACCAGAGTTAAGAACAGCTCAAACTCAATTTTTAATTCAAGATAAATATGAAGCTCTTCATAACGACCCAGATATGCTCGGTACAGATTATGGTAGAGCATTATTACAATCTAATCAGGAAGATGTAGATGGGCTTATTGATACTAGTAGTAGAGCTGGTAGAAATCCTTATTATGATTTCTTACAAGAATATAATCCATTGAAAGGTAATGAATTAATGAAAGCAGTTAATGATATTACTGATGTAGTTAGTTCATATAAAACTGTAATACAAAATGGAGAAGAAATACCAACTAGTGACTATTATGATGCTAGTAAGGATTGGCAACAATATACTGATAGTCAAAGACAAGCCTTATCTTGGACTACTAAATTTAAGACTGGAGAAAATGCAGAACAGTATCAAAAACAATTAGTAGCCTTGCCTATAATACAGAATACTCCTAATGTTCGTAGAGGTGAAATAGTACAAGTATTAAATAAGTTGTATAATAACTGGCAAACACAACCTAATAGGCCTACTGATGAAAGTTGGTTAGAGTTTGCAAGAAGTAAAAATTATTGGGGTTTAGCTCCTAGTTATGCCCCCTCTGTTACTCCTGATTGGCAGAGTAGTTATTAATTAAAGGAGTTTTATTATGGCACATATACCCGGACATATAGGTACTGGAGCAGAAAACTTATTAAGTGGCTATGATCCTGCCTCTTTAGCAACTATGGGGACTACTTATAATCAATATATTAGAAGTCAACTAGGAGCTAATCCATTAGCATATGCAGCTGCAGGCCGATTTGCTCCCTTTGCACAATTACAATATTTAGGGCAACCAGCTATGACAGGTACTTTAGGACTAGCTGGAGCTGATGTAGCTAATCCATTTGGTCAATTTTTACAAACTTATAATCCTTATTCTGGTATGGAGTTTGCCAACTTAGCTAATCAAGTAAGAGGAGCATTAAGTGGAACAGCAGATATGGCTGATCCAGCTCAACAATTACTTAGACAAAGATTTGGAACTGGAGATGAAGCTGAACAAAGACAATATTCATTAGCTGCTGCTCCAATATTACAAAGTATAGCTCCTGCATTAAGAGGAGAAGTAGGTAATGTATTAAGTAATATATATGAAGATTACATAGTAGCAGGGCCAGAAGGCAGACCTTCATTCTTAGATTTTGCTGCAACAGGCGGAGAGGGAATGGGGCCAAGTTTATGGAACAGATTTAATGTTAGTGGTACAGGTGGTACACCTACAACAGGAAGTTACTTTGGTAGTGCTACATAATGACAATGCAAAATGATAGTCCATGGTCTAGTTGGATGGATAATCCATACATGGCAATATTAGAAGAATCTCCCGGTGCAGCATATTTTAGTTATGCTGACCAATGGAGTTCTCCTGCACAACAACAGTATTATCAAAATCAATTTCAAAACGTATACAACCAATACTTAGGTACACTAGGTACAGCTTTAAGGTCAGGTGCATCTGGGACTGAAGGTGCTCCATCTATATCTGATATAGGACAAATGGGATTTACTGATTACTTAGGTGGTATGGATTGGACAGATAGATATACATCACTACCTCCAACAATGCGAGGAGACTACACTTCTTCATATAATCCAAGAACTAGACAAATATATTTCTAGGAGGAAGATATGGTACAACCTGCTCCAAGAGCAACTATAGGTACCGGGTTTGGTCTTGGGTATCAATTTGCGAAACAACTAATAGAGTCAGATAGTTGGTTACGTTCTCAAGCAATTCCATCAACTACTTCTTTTATGGCACAAATGGGCAGAAAATTTGGAGATGGTCATATAGGTCGTATTGATGAAGCTAATGATCCTGTAGGTTACAGTATAGATGACATTAACGAATATGCTAAGAGAGGTGAATCTTTTGACTTGAATATAGAGCCTGTAGAATATGCTAATCGACTTACAGAACAATACCTTAATTTAGATAAATGGGGTAGTGTATTTGGTGATTCTATAGAAATAAAAAATAATCCTATATCACAAATATATGAGTATCCTAGTTCATGGGAAAATAGTAATAATCCTAAAAAATATAATGCATGGATACAAAACGAACAATTAATAAAAGAAGCTAGAGAAAATGAATTACAAGTTCTTGAGGAAATTCCAGCTATAGGAAAGGATTCATATCAAAGTAGAATATATGGAACACAAGAACTAGTAGCGACTAGAGATACTATTGGCCCTGTTAATGCACAAGAATATTTAAATACTGTTGATAATACTACATTAGATATAACAGGATTAAATTTTAAAGATATCAAAGGATTAGATAAGAAAGACCATTCAGTACATTGGAGTCAAGATAATTGGAAAGATATTATATATAATCTTGCAAGTGGTTCAAGTAAAATGATGGCTGCAATACCACTCACTCCAATAGATCCAGTAGCGTTAGTAGAAACACTAAAGGAAAATTATAAAAGAGCACAAGAAGAAATAAATACAGCTGAGCAAGCACATAAGTCTGGTTTTTTTGCACCACCAGATTCTTTAACTAGAACAAAAGAAGGTTATAATCCTGTAGTAGATTTTGTTAAATCACTTGCAGAAAATGCAGTACAAAGTAAAAACCCAATGAATATCCTTGAAGGTGCGGGAGAATTTTTTGACGAAGGTCTAGCACAAATAGGAAGACCTCTACAACAAAGAATTTATATGGATCAGCCTCGTAAATCAATGTTTGGTGATGATATTGGTATAGAAGATATTCCAACTATGGCGAAAAATCCTAATATGGCTGTTGGAGCATTAGCACTTAGTTTGTTTCGTGACAACAAATCTCTACTTTATTATGATGCTATTGTAAAAGATCAAAAAGAAAAGGGTACTTATAAAAAAGGTTGGGTTGCAGAAGATAATAGATTAGATCAAGCAGCACAAATGGCTATAGATAATGGAGATATTCCTTGGCCTAAACAAATAGGAGCTGAAGTATTAACTGATCCTATTGAATTAATACCCACTATTGGTATATATGGTGGTATAACTAAAGGTGCAATAAGAGGTGGAAGGACAACTGTTAAAGCATTAAGGCCTAGAGCTATAACATTTGATGCATTAAAAAATGAATTACGTTTACCTAAGATAAATACTTTAGGACTTAGTAAACCTAATATATCTTTTAAATCATTACTTAATACAGATATAAATACTAAGATTGAAATGAAACGTATGATACCTACGTTAAAAAATATTTTTACACGTAATCCTACAATAGATAAAAATTTAATATCTGAACCAAGAGTTAATTTACAAAATATTTTAGAAAATAATTTAGGTCTTGCTCACGAAGAATCAGATGCACTTATAAATCTTACAGGTAATGCTGCATTAAGAGCAGGAAAAAGTCCAGCAGATGTATTTTCTAAAACTAATCATGAAATATTTGAAGGCAAATCTTTTAATTATGTAAATGATTTATTTATTCCAGATAATACATTATATAAATTTGGAAATGAATCTATTGAAACTACTACACGTAATTCTAATTTATTAATTGAAAAAGGTCATCCTGTATTCCAATCTAATTTATCTGTGGCTTTTGATTTAATTGATGAAGTAGATCAAATTAATCGTATACGTGTAGATAAAAATGCAATTAATATTAAAGAGGGTGGATTAAATCTTATAGGTAGAAACGGATTATTTACATCTGAAGGTGTAAGGAAATCAAAAGAATTTGAAAGAATAGGATTAACCTTATCTAATGATGAATTAGCTTCTACAGGAATAATAAGATGGCTTGAAGATAAATTAGCACAAGGTACAAGAACTGTAAGTTTAGATGAATTACGTAGATATGAAGAAGATAGTAGAGGAATACTTATTGCTAATAATGCTCCTGATTTATATGGAGGACTTGGTATCTATTCTTATGCTACAACTCCTGGCCTAGTTGTAGCAAATGAAGTTACAACACTTCAATTCATAACTAGAAATATAGTAGAACTATCAGATGACTTAGGATATTTTCTTAAAGAAGAAAGTGAGCATTATAAAGATATTAGAGATAACAGAGTTGTTGTTTCTAATTTATCTAATCTTTTACCAAACTCAAAAGGATTAAATTGGAAATCTATTTTTAAAGCTAACGAAAATATAGCTATTCATGAACGAGGTAATATAAGATGGTTTCTTGATCTTGAAGATGGCCTAATTAAATTAGGAAGTATGACTGATGAATTTCAATCTGATTATTTTTCTAAACTTAATAGAGGTGGTAGAGCTCATTCATTTACTAATTTGTGGAAATCTTTAACTACTGGTTTGGACTCAGAACTTGTACCATGGAGACTCTCACAGGGCACTAGGCCCAGTTATGCTAGGGAAATATCTGAAACTGCACAAAAAGCTATATATAATATACCTGAGCAAATAAGTAAACGAACTAATGAAAATTCTGTTTGGGCATCTAAACATAGTGTTGATGAATTTAAAAATCAATTTCCTAATGATCCAAGATTAGAAGCTATAACAAGAGGAAACGGATACACAGGTCGTAAACGATTTGTTCATATGACTCCTTTTAATAAAACAATATCAATTGCAGGATATAAAACCGAAAGATATATTGTTGCTGGGTTAGATGAAATAGGAGAAACATTTGTAGATTTAACTTTCAATGATGCTATAAAACCTTTTCAAAGATTATTTACAGAAGATAATGAATTATTAAATTTAATAAAAACAAAAGAAACTAGAAATATAATTAATGAAAAAGTATTTAGTATTAATCCAGAACAATTTGTTAAATTAGTTTTTAGAGATACTAGTATTTTTGACACAAGTACTGGGAAAGCACCTATAGAAGTTAATCTTAAAACTGTAATAAATAATAATGTTATTGAAGAATTTAATAGAATATTTAATGCTATAAAACAACAAACAAATACTGAACTTTTATATGTACATATAAAACATTTAGTTCAAGATACTCATCCAATAGTTGAACTTGATATTGGCACAAACATTCCTTCTAAATATTTTAAAGGTAAACCTAAAATTGTTTCTGATTCAGAACAAATAATAAATTTCATACCAAGCAGTATGTTTCCTTGGTCACCAACTAATATATCTAAAGGAACTAACTTATCTTTTAGAAAATTATTAGATAAATTTGAGTATATGGTTAAAGATGAAATGTTTACTGAAGTCTTAGGTAAGACAGATAATTATCCTAAGTCTAGTAATTTTGAAGAAGCTGAATTTATTTCAGAAAGTTATACAAAAGTTACAGATGAACCTACAAAAACATCATATGACCCACAGTTTATAATTTTTTCTAAAGCACAAATTAGAGATGGTTTAGCTCCTATACGAATTAAAAAATTTCCAGAAGGTTGGTCTATTACAGAAAATACTTTTACTCCAGAAAAACTTGCTAAAAAAGACCCTGCCTTTACTTATAGAGATGAAGAAAAAGATGCTATAGACGATGCTTTTATATTTTTAAATAGTCATAGAAATGATACTGAACCTCTTTATATGATTGATTCTATGTTTGCTGAAAAACATTTCAATATAATGGCAGGATATCTTTTACAAAAATCAGCTTTAAAACGTTTTCCATTCCGTACTATTAATACTCCAGAAGTTTTAAAACACAGATATTATGATGTTACAACTCCATATTCTTTATATGGAGAAAATGGAAAAATTATGAAAGCATTTCTTGACCATGCTAAAGGTATGTTAGGTCAAGTTGGATATAAGGTTCAAAATAAAAGTTTAAAACCTTTAATTAAAAAAGTTAAAATGCTGACACCAGAAAATCCATCTCAATACGCTGAAGATGCTTCCAGCTATTATGATACAAGTGTTACTCCTTTTAAACGTATAGATAAAGCAGATACAGAATTAGACAGATTTGGTGAATATACTGATAAACAATTAGCTGAATTTGATAAAAATCCTAATATTAGAAAAGGTATAGGAGCAGAAGAATATACTAATAACTTTATGCCTGATGTAAAAATAGCTTTATGGGATATTGTAGGTAACGAAAAATTAACTAAAGTTTTAAGTCAGTTTGAATTTGGAGATGAGAGTAATCGTCTTGGTGAAGAATTTTTAAATAAGTTATCACAGTTAGATGCTCAAATGGAGCCAATAATACAAGACCCCAATTTACGTGTTAAGTATCCTGAAATTGTAGAAGAATCTGATAAAATATCTTCTATTGAAAAATATTTTGATAATATAATACAACAAATATCTGGTGTAGCAAAAGATGCAGATGGTAATCCTATTATAAATCAAACCTTTACAATAAAAGAAGCTATTGAACATTTTGGAATACCAACTCAAATTACTAAATCGTTTTCTCCAGCGAAATTTGTAGCAAGTAAGGCTGAGACCAGTAATCTAGGAAATACTTTTTCTAATAATAGTGTTGATGATTTAATTACTTATATAGCTGAGAAAAGTTTAGAAATTATAGACCCAACTAATGCAAAAGATATTACAGGGTACAATCGACTAACCCTTAAACCTAGAGAATTAGAAGGTATGCCCGGATTTGAAGTACCGGGTATAGATTTAAATGCAAATGTAGAAAACTTATTTGGAGTAGCTACAGATTTAAATGGCAAGCCTTTAGAAAATGCACCAAAAACTCTTGGGGAAATTTATCGTCATAATCAAATTAGATTATATAAAGCTAGACCTGAAACAAATACAAATGGAAATATATTAGGCTATACAGATTTTTCTAAAGATGGCGAAACTATTATTAAAATATTAAGAGCAGGTGATTTTAATACTGTAGTACATGAATATGGACATGTTATTAGAAGAACTTTATTAAATGAACGGGACTTAGAAACTATTGGTCGCACTATAATGGGTGACAATAATTGGGATGCTTTACCTAATAAAAATGTATGGACAGTAGAAGCAGAAGAAATGTTTGCTAATCAACTTGAAATATATATTAGAACTGGTCAAGCTAAACGAGGATTAGCTCGTATCTTTGATAGAATCATTGATTACTTAAAAACTTTCTATCGCAGTATACGTAATACTACTGTAGAAAAAGAATTAAATCCTGAACTTAAAAAATTCTTTGATGAGTTTATAGATATTGGTAGACCTACTAGAGAAAAAATTATAGCTAGTTTACCTACACATGAACAAGCAGACGTATTAAAATTCTTTGGATATGATGGGGGATCAATCCCTACTCCTATATTACCTAGTGCAATTAAAGGAGTAGCTTTACATGATCAAGCTAGATATGCAGAACAACAAGCAGAAACTATTTTATTCAAAACAGAAGATGATCATTTTACTGGATTAAGAAACAGTATGAAATCTCAAGAACAAGCTATTAATGAATTACCTTGGGATCAATATAAACAATGGGAAGTAGAAAATTTAGATGAAACAGAAATAGGGTTAGAACAATTACCTGACCTACAGGATATGGAACAAATTATTAATGCTAACTTTATTGTAGATAGTTGGGAAGTTCTAGCAAGAACTCCGGTTATTAAAGAATTAACAAACTTATTTAATCCTAGTGCTGGAGCACGTAATCCATTATTTAAATCTATTGTTTCTCTATTTAGAATGAAAGAACAATCTAAAAGTTTAACTACTAATGCTATATCACGATTAGACAGATTAGGTTCTTCTCAAAAAGTATTTGGTAAATTTGATGATACAGGTCGTATAGCAGATGGGCCATTAAAAGGATTTAATGTAAACGATATACGTTCAAGACCTTTAGACCCTAGATGGAGAAATTTATTAACAGATAATCAAAGAGTTTGGATACGTACTGCTGAATCTTTAGAACGTGCTAAGTTAGCTATGTTAAAAGCAGAAGGTATAGAGATTAGAACATTATCTGAATCAGAAGGAGGAGGTACAGTATACGCTGGTAGACGTACCTTTGCACAAATATCTTCTGATGGAGAAGTACTTGACCTTATTAATATGGGTACAAGTTCTAGACCCGGAGCAAAAGCAGCATTTGAAAAAGCACGTAAGTTTGAAACTATGGAAGAAGCTATAGAAAATGGATATAGATATATACCAGATGAAGAAGCATTAAGAATTAATATAGAAGCAGCATACAATAGAGTTGCATATCAAAGACATATGCAATATATATTAGATAATGTTGTTACTACACGTACTGGTGCTGCTCCTGAAAAATTAAGATTTGCTAGAGATGTAGCTTCTGAAAGATTAAGTAGAGTAAAGGCTTTATTAAAACAGTTACATCAAACTAAACGTGGAGAGAATATACACCCATCTACATTACGTTCACTTAAAAATGCATTCCCAGAATTAGGTGGCAGACTAGATACTATATCTAAATTAACTTTACAAGATTTAATAGAAGCTGGGAAAAAAGCTAGAAATCAACCTATTAGTATGAAACCTAAAAAAGAAACTATCCGAAAAATATTTAATGAAAGATTAAAATTAGAAACTCAAATAAAAGCATTAGATGAACAAGGATTAGAAGTTCCTCCAGATTTAATTAATGAATTAAATAAACAAAAAAGAAAACATTGGTGGCACAACATGGCTTTTGAAAAGGCATGGGAAAGCTATAGAGCAGGTAATGGGTTTATATATACATTTGAATTATCTGCAAAATCTATTTTAATGGAACCTCGTGTTGGATTAATAGATGAACTAATTGATATAGTACAAGGAACTACTATTCCCGGAACTAGAAGAAAACGTGGAGGAATACTACAAGACCTTAATAAAAAAGCAGCTGAAACTCAACAAGCATTTACTAAAGCAAAAGAAGAAGCTACACAATTACAACGTGGTGAAGGAATATTTAGAGATGCTCCTGCATATACTGGTCGTATATTCACTAAAGATCAACCTGTATCTTTAGGTGGTATGAATGGTCAAGATGTTAGCAATATGTTAACTAGACAAATTATCGGTAAGACTGAAGGTTATGAAGGTGCGTTTGCAAATGTATTAAAGGCTACTAGAGTATTTAATGCTGCTACAAGATTCTTTACATTAGGAGCAGATGCATCTCCATTCTTAATCCATTTAATATTTTTGTGGGGAGAATCAGCTACTAATCCTAAATTAATGGCAAACGTAATGAAAGGATTTGTATCAGCTTTATTTAGTCCTACATATCACGCAAAACTTATTGATGATAATGCTGAGCTACTTGCAAAATATCCTGATGTGTTAGTAGGAAGTGGGGGAAGATTTGAAACAACAGAATATTTTAATATGATTAAACAATCTGGTTTAAATAAATATAAACCTTTTCGTATAGGAAGAAAGATTATAGAAGCTCCATATATTCCAGCACAAAGAGCATTTGAATCTGTAATAGATAGTGCAGGTATACAATTATTAAAAATGTTTGATCATTTAGGTGTAGATGCTAAATCTATACGTGAAATATCTGATTTTACTAACAATATAAGAGGTGTATCTTCAACTAAAAGAATAGGTGTATCTTCAAATCAAAAACAATGGGAACAACAATTAATGTTAGCTCCTTCTTACAATAGAGCAATAGCTGCATTGTTGTCAGATTTGGTTAAACCATCTAAAAATATGCGTGACTTTACTCCCGGGATTTCTACTAATGGAGACTTACGTATACAGTTAACTAGAAGAGCATTAAATCGTGGAATAACAGCAATAGCATTGTTAGTTGTAGCTGCTAATATGGCACAAGATATGTCTTTTGAAGATATTGTAGAACAAAGATTAAATCCTAATAGTCCCGGATTCTTAGGAGTAAACATAGGTGGTACTGAAATTGCTATTGGTAGTAAAGTTGTATCTATAATTAAGTTTTCAACACGAATGGCAGTAGCTACATATGAAGGAAATTCAGAAGAATTTATTCCACAAAGTATGTCAGAGTTAGGAGCACCTCTTCAATTTATTAGAGGTAATTTAAGTTTTGGTGCTCAATCAGCTACAACAATTCTTACTGGTAGAACTTATATGGGAGATAGAATATATCACGAAGGTATATGGGATACTGCAAAAGCATTTGGTAAGCACGTATTTCCCGGCCCATTCTCAGGGCCTATATGGGCACAGTCTGTTATGTTTGAAGGTGGTAGTGTCACAGATAAAGGAACAAGAGGTGTAGTAGAATCTGTTGGCGGTAGAGCTTATCCAGAAGGTTCGTATCAAATACTAAGAGAATTTACAAAAAATAATTTAGATATGGATTATGCAGATTTAGAACCTTTTGAGAAAAGAATTATAAGAACATTATTAGAACCTCAATTAACTCCATTACAAATGGAACGTATTGAACAAGGTGATAATACTGCAGGATATTGGGCAGCTGTAGAAGATTTAGATGCTATACGATTTGCACAAGAAGAATCTATATTACTTAAATACCAACAAAGGACAGGTAAATATGCAGAAGGTGGTATCTCTGCATTAAGACAAGATTTTTATGCTATACAAGAAAATTATGCTCAACATAAAGCATTGTTAAATCAACAATATGATATGTTTCAAGATGATGTAGAGTATGATGAGGATTCTTCAGAACAATTTGTAATGTCTCAATGGTATGCATTATATGAAAAAGCAACTGATCCTCAAACAGGATTATTAAACTACGATAAATTACAAGCATTACAAGGTAAATTTTGGAATGAAACATTACCTAATGGAGATTCATATAGAAATTATTTTGCTTATATACGTAGAAATATTTCTAGCACAATACATCCAGAAGAGTTCGCAAGAGTTTTAAGTCCAGAAACTGTACAAACTATGAATTTATCAGCTGAAGCACGAATAGATTTATTAAATAGTAGACCCGGTTGGGCACAAGCATTTGACAAATACGGATATAAATTAGAAGATTTCTCTATATGGAAATAAAAATAATATAATCTGGAGTTATTATATGGTTACAGAAAATACAAATGACAGTCCAAATTTTAGTAATTTTGAAAATATAGAAACTACTGAAGTTACAGAAACTGTAGAAGAAGCTGCCCCTGTAGAACAGAATGCACCAGCACCTGCAGATGATAGTCCTGCACCTACTGCTGATGCCACTACTACACCACAGGTTACGCCAACTCCTACAATTCCTAATACTGATGTTGCTCAAGTGGAACAACAGCTTGCTGAAATGCGAAAAGAACAAGCTAAAATGGAACACGAGAGACAAATTCGGAATCTTGAACAAGAAGCCTTAGACATGGAGAGAAAGTTAATTGATGAAGGCCAAGCTCCGGCAGAAGCTAGAAATCAAACAATGACTCATCTTCAAGGTAAGGTTCAAAAGATAGAAACTGAAGCAAAACAAAAGCAGCAAATAGAAGTTGCTCAAGCTAAAAGGAATGCCTCTGTACATTTTGCAAAAAAGTATAGTTTAGGTATAGATGATCTCACAGAATTAGAAAGGGCTAATAACCCTGACGAGATGGAAGCTATAGCTAAAACAAAATCTACTATTGCAAAACAACAAAGAGAAATAGAGGAATTAAAAAAAGCTCAGGCTCAACCCCAGAGTTTTGATAGTAATTCTCCTACTGCTACTGCTGGTACAAACCCTAACCAGAAATGGATAGATGCGTATCAAGCAGGAGATCGTTCCCCTGAAGCAACTGCTGCTGTAAGAAAACTATTACAATAAATAATTAGGTAGGAGGGCTATCATGGCTCAAACAGCAACAACTGGGAATTTAGATAGTGCCCAGAAAATAATAATAAATACTTCTAGATATACAGAAGAACATAATGCACCAGCTATGGCACTTATAGAACAATTTAGTTTGCCTAAAGGTGCAAAACAAGTAACTGTTCCTAAAGTCGGACAGATGGAAATGTCAGACTTAGTAGATGGTGTTGACATCATTGATGATGAAGATATCAAAATGACAACTGTAGATTTAACTTCTAGCGAGGTTGGTTCTAAAGTTATTCTTACTGATAAACTTCTTCGTCAAATGGCTGACAATGTATTTGCTATGATTGGGCGACAGATGGGTGACGCAATGGCTAGAAAGAAAGATACTGATGTTCTAGCTCTTTATACAAACTTAAATGGTGGTACTAAACTAGGTGCTGCTACTAAGTTTATGAAAGCTACAAACGTACAAGCATGTATATCTTTTGCAAAAGCAAACAAGTTTGGTAGCCAACTGTACATACTTCATCATCCAAATGCAGTAGCATATCTTTCTAAAGAAGCAGCTACTGTAGCTTCTACTGCATCTGCCTCAATACCTGATGGGTTTACAGCAGATTTACTTTCAAACTTCTTTAGTGGTCTACGACCATTTAATGGTGTTCCAATCTTTGAAGATGGTAATATTGTTGAAGATTCTTCTGGAGATGGTATTGGAGTAATAGCAGATAAAGGTGCAATGGCTGTACTTAACTCTGTAGAAACTAGAACAGAACGACAAAGAGATGCTTCCCTTAGAGCTACAGAAGTAATCATGACTTCCGATTACGGAGTCTTTGAACTTGATGATAGTAAAGGGGCTGGTATTACATTTGACGTAGCAGACTTAGCAACAAATAACTAGGAGTGAGTTATGGTAGAAATGACTAAACGGAATCAGCAAAAACAAGAATTAATTTCTTCAGGATTTTCAGCACAATATGTTGATGAATGGCCTCCTAAAACTAGGTTATATAGGCATAAGCCTTCTTATAATTCAGCTGGTGAAATTACTGATGAGATAGGTACTTCTATGGGTAATGTACCCGGTAGTCCTGATTATGTTTTAGCTAAGAGGAAGATTGGTTTATTTCCATGGCCACCTAGTAATGAGTGCGAATGTCGTTGGTGCACAGAACGTGCGAGTGAAGAGTTATCGTCTGATACTTGTAGTCAATGTGACTTTCAAGCTAAGGGGGAAACTCCACAGGCGATAGCTTCTTCATTACGTATGCATATGCAACATAGACACAAAGAAGAATAAAAATATTTAGAGTAACTGTACCGATACTCCGAGGTTACTTTAAATATATATATATATATCGGAGTATCGCAGGACATAGAGCCTGTTAGTATAAACCTTAAGGAGGTTTAATATGGCATTTCCAGTAGCCGTACAAGGCAGTCCCGGAATGGATAAAGCGTCTACTTCTGGTAAGAAGCACAGACTTGGGACTAAAATGGAGTTTCCAGATGGTAGAGTTTTCTACTATGGTAAAGCAGGTGAAGCAGTCACAGCAGGTAAAGTTGCTATGATGAAAACACCTAACGCTGACCACATTAAAGACTTGGCTGTAGCTGCTGCAGCTGCTGTTGGAGCAACACAGATTACTGTAACCAATGGTGGATCAACAGCTGTTACAGGTTCAGGTAAATTCACAGGTGATTTTGCAACAGATGGTGACCTAGTAGATGGTTATGTATTTGTTAATGATGCTGCAGGTGAAGGACAAGTATGGCAGATAAGAGATCACTCTACTGCTGCTACAGGTGCAACTATTACTATAGATTTCCATGATAGCGATTCTGTAAGAACAGCTCTTACTACTTCTTCTGAGGTTGGTATTGCTGTAAGTCCTTACAGTTCAGTTGAAGTATGGGATGTAAATGATATTGACGGAATAGTAGTAGGTGTTCCAACTTGTGACCAGACATCTGGTTACTATGGTTGGTATCAAGTTAAAGGGCCTGCTGCTGTACTTACTAACGGAACAGTAGTATTAGGTAAGAATGTTATGACTGGTTCTACTACAGATGGTACAGTAGATGTTATGGCTGACGACTCTAGTGCTGAGTTCTTGATTGGTGGAGTTATGCACGTAGGTGCTACTACTGAATATTCATTAGTAGATTTAAACATACGAAGCTAACCGAATGACAGAGTTATGGACTCCTCAAGGTTCTCAGTTAACCAACACGTCTGTTGGAGGATTTAATAAAGTAACTGGAGAGTCCATAACTTTATATACATTTAGTTTTAGTGATCCAGAATCAGGACAATCTACTACAGCTATAGTGCCAGCTGATCCAAGTATGTCTACTGCACATATAGAAGACATGGCAGCTCAAGCATTAGAACAATGGTTAGAAGATGTTCGGTTTAAATCTAGAGGTAAAATACCTACAGATGAAGAACGTAAAGATATTGGAAAACAAATAAATGAATTTAAGAAATACGCTGCAAAGCGTAGAGAAAGTACAAATAACAAAGTATATTATTCTGGAGTAAGTTTTGACAAGTGAAAATATAACACCAAATCTTGATGATATGTTATCAGTATTTAGTAATAATCCTAATGCTGCACAACAATTACATATTGTTACATTAGAAAGATTATTAAAAGAACAACAGGAACAAAACGCAGAGCTACAAGCAAAGTGTGATTCTTGTAAAAGTGAGAAGAAATCTAAAACATAACAAGGAGTGAGCCTTGGTTATACAAAAAAGAACTAGAAAACAAATAAGAGAATCTATTGGATATAACCTAGGAGCTATTAAAGTTGGCACAGCTTATGATGCAGGTTCAACTACTACCCTTATAGATGCCATTGGATTTGAAGGTGGTGACGATAACTATAATGGTAAGTATGCAGTTGTAGCAGATGTTACTGATAGTAACAATACAGAAACTAGACGTATAAGCGACTATACAGAGTCAGCTTATAGAGCAACTTTATATCCTGCTTTATCATTTTCTACTGCAGCTGGTGATACATACGAAATATGGGACAGAAATTATCATCCTGATACTATTAATGAGTTTATTAACCAAGCAATCCTTGATGTTACAGGACAAGTATACGATCCATTAGAAAGTTTGAGTATACACTCAAACGGATATAACTCACGATTTGATTTACCTAGGAATTTTTCTATGGTAAATAAAATACAGATTAGAGATCAGGTGCAACAGAAAAGTATTCATCCTTGTGACGCTGCATTTGATGAAACTATAGACTCTGATATTACTGTAGCTACAGATTCTAAAGATAGGAAACAAGGCAATGCTAATAAATTTACTATTGCTGCAGGAGCTAGTGCTGGTGACATAGCAACTGATTCTATTACTAGTTTAGATATTAGTAGATATGATTACCTAGAGTGTTGGGTTAAGAGTACTGTTGCTACTTCTGCTGGTAACTTGAAAATATTACTTGATGATACAGCCTCCTGTGCGTCTCCAATAGAGACGTTATCTATCCCTGCCCTATCAGCAGACACATGGACTTATGTACGTATCTCTCTGTCTAGCCCAGAGCTTGATACAGCAATTATATCTGTAGGGTTAGAGTATGATGCAGATATAGGAGCTTGTGTTGTATGGCTTGATGATATTAAAGCAGTAGCTAATGATACTATTACTTGGAAAAATGTTCCAAATAATTTGTGGAGAATAGATAAAGCAGCACAAGATATAGTATTTACTACTGATGGTGTAGATTTTATAGGCTACAACTTATTAAAGATTACAGGTGGAGATAAACCTGCTTTATTAACTAGCGATACTGCAACGTGTGAAATAGATGATGGATATGTTATTAATAAAGCTACGTCTTTAGCATTATCATCTAACTCTGGTAGCCCAGCTACTGACCCGGATGCTAACAGACAACAAGCTGCATTTTATTATGGTATGTCTGAACAGAATAAACGTGCTTTCCCAATGTTAACTAATGTAAGGACTGCATCTTAATGGCTACTAAAGTAATAGAAGAAAATGAAGTAGTTATTAATGGGGTTTATTACCCTACTACTAGACCTATACAAGCTGTATTAGCATCACTATATCCTCCTAAAGTTACTATTGGAGATACAACTAGAGACTCACAAACAAGAGCATCTGTTATATCTTGGGCTGATTGGAGAGGTGGATTAGGTACAGAACGTATGGAAGGTAGTGTAGATGTAGACAAAGCATGGTGGTCTACAGCACAGCTTAGATACAAACGACATTTAGTTTTACCTGAATTAACTACAGCTACTGCTGCAGTATCTAGTTATAGTGGTTCTGCATCTTCTGCACAGTTAGGAGAATATAGTAACGAAGTATATGTTGCTATGAATGAAACAGTATTTAAATATTCTAGTGCTGCTGATAGCTGGGGT